GATTACTAGATGAAGAACTCAAGGACGTAATACCTTGTGAAGACGAGGACACACGTGAAGTGTGGACTGGAAAAGACTATGATCAAACGAGGGATTATGAAAAGAAAGTCTAAACATTACTATCCAAATAACATTAGAGCTGTAGCAGAATCACCACCTGAATACTTTCCAGCCATGCCTTTCGATGTATTCTATGCTCATTATGTACGCAATTGGTTACTACCTAGTAGTCACGAGTGCGTTATCAGGGCAACATCATTAAAGACTGGTAAGGTAAAAGAGTATTCATATAAGTATAGACGTGCTGCTGAAAATAAGATTAAAGCTCTAGTACATACACATGAATTTGTTGTATGTGATCATGATTCTATACATAAACTATCACCACACCCAGAGAACCGTGAAAAAACGAACAAAGCAGATACGTCTAGCTGAGTTAATCAGGGACGTAGAGAATCACCCACACAGGGATGAATTAATTAAACTTATGGAAGAACAACTCATTGATGATGTAAACTAATGCCAACACCTGCTCAAATAGATGAGCAAATCAATCATGAACGTGATGCCATTGCTCAAGGACTTAAACGACTTAGAGACAACACTAAGAACTTAGAAGAGAAGTCATATGCTTCAGCATCTATCTATGGTATTACAACTATTGATGCCTTGTTACCTTTAGTTGTTAATAGAATTAAGGAAACAAACCTAAGAATACATAAAGGACATACAGGACAGTTATTCAAACAGATACATAAATATTTAGCTGATGTAGAACCTTTAGCTGCAGCTGCTATAGCTTGTAAGATAACAATAGATAAAGTCTTTTCTGTTAAGGATGGAAGTAACCAATTAACTAGGATATCTGAGGCAATAGGTAAAGCAGTAGAGAATGAGTGTCAAATGCGGCACTATGAAAGACATGCTCCAGGTTTATTAACTACACTTAAGAAGAACTATTGGCATAGATCTATAGGTACAGATCAGAAGGTAGTAGTGATACAAACCTTAATGAATAGATATGAAGTACAGAGATGGGATACATGGGGTGCAGCTAATCGTGTTAGGTTAGGAGGTTGGTTATTAGATTGTTTATTAGAGACAAGTAAATGGTTTGAAGTTAAGACCATAAGATTAGGTAGAAAAACAAATAACCACGTAGTACCTACACCTGAGTTCATGACAATCAAGGATGAGGTCATGTATAACGCTGAACTATTCAGTCCACTAACTTGGCCCATGCTTATTGAGCCAAATGACTGGACAGCTGAAAAGCCAGGCGGTTACTTGCTTAACGAGATAATGCGTGGGCACGCTATGGTTCGCAGGTCTGAGTCGTCACCTATACAGGGAGAAAAACCTTTTGAGTTCCTTAACAAAATACAAAAGGTTGCTTATACCCTTAACCCTTTCACTGTGAAGGTAGCTGAAATACTTCAGGGAAAGGGTTTAAGTGTTGGTAAATTCCAACCAATATGTCATCACAAGCTACCTAATAAACCTATTGACATAGCTGAGAATGAAATTGCTAGGAAGCAATATAGAAGAGATGCAGCTGAGGTATTAAATAGACAGGCTCAAGAGTTTAAGAAGTCTTGTCGTACAAGGATGACAATGGAGACAGTAGAACGCTTTAAGAATAAAGAGAAGTTCTATATTCCATGGTCTTTTGATTACCGAGGTAGGGTTTATCCTATACCTGCATTCTTAACACCACAAGATACAGACTTTGGAAAGAGTCTTATAAGATTTGCTGATGAATCCTTTATGGATGATGAGGCAGAGAGATGGTTAAGGTTTCAAGTTGCTACATGTTATGGGTTAGATAAAGAAACTCTTAATGATAGACTTGCTTGGACATATGAGAATGAATGGTTAATAGAGAGAATTGCATGTGAACCAATAGATTCTCTACCTAATTGGGAAGAGGTTGAGGAACCTTGGCAATTCTTAGCTGCATGTGATGAGTTCTACCACTGTGTTATAAAGAGAGATCGGATTAGCACTGGATTACCTATAGCTATAGACGCTACATGTAGTGGTCTACAAATACTAGCTGGACTTGCTAAAGATAAATCAACAGCTGAGTTAGTTAATGTAGTTAACTCAGATAAACCACAAGATGCTTATAAAGTTGTAGCTGAGTTAGCTAAACCTTATTGTCCTAAACCTATACAACCTTACATGGATAGGAAAACTGTTAAGAGAACAGTTATGACAATCCCTTATAACGCAAAGCCTTTCAGCAATCGTTCATACATCAAGGATGCATTAAGAGAGAAGGGTTATATGCCTGAGTCTGGTGAATTAGGTGAGACAGTTAAAGCTGTAAGAGATGCACTGTCTAATAAATTCCCTGGACCTATGTCTGTTATGAAATGGATAGAGACTGAGGTTAGTAAAGCTATTAAGCGTGGAGCTACTCATCTTGAATGGGTAACTCCATCAGGTTTTGTTGTTACTCAGAAAATCTTTAAACAAGAATGTGAACGCATAACCTTAAAAGTATTAGGTCAGTGTAACATGAAAGTTGGCACTGGAGATAGTAACAAGGTTGATAAGGCAAGACATAAAGCTGCTACAGCTCCTAATCTAATACATTCGTTAGACGCAAGCTTATTGTGTCTATCTACTCTTAAGTTTAATAACCCTATAGCTTTAATACATGATTCAGTTTTATGTAGAGCTACAGATATGACAGAACTATCTAGGATAGTTAGAGAAACATACATGCACCTGTTCGCAGAGCATGATTACCTAACAGATTTTGCTAACCAAATAGGTGCTGAATCTGAACCACCGATTATCGGAGACCTTAAACCGTCCGAGGTAATTGAATCCACTTACTTTTTTTGTTAATGAGAAACATCCACGTCACACCTGAACCCGTTGTACTAGAGGGCTATCAGGCTGTAATGAAGCCGAGTCAGTACGGCTATAGCTTGAGAGCTGTAGTTGGGCAAGACTTGATTGATAAACTAGAAGAAGAAAGAGTTGAATGTCTTAAGTGGGCTGAGTCTAAGCTCAAGAATCCTAAGAGATCATCTCTAAAACCAGAACCTTGGGAGGAAGTATCTGATGGAAAATACATCATCAAATTCTCTTGGAATGAAGAGAAAAAACCACCAGTGGTCGATACAGAAGGTACTCCTATTACTGACCCTAATACTCCTGTCTATGCAGGATCTACTGTCAAGTTAGGATTCATACAGAAACCTTACCTATTACGAGATGGTATCTCTTATGGTACATCTCTTAAGCTATCTGGAGTACAAGTAGTAACCTGTAAGGAAGGTGCTGGTATAGATACAGGCGACTTAGATCAAGCAGGTGTAGCTGAACTATTTGGTAAAACAAATGGCTACAAAGCTAATGAACCTAACGTAGAAGCAGTAGGTACACCATCTTCAGTAGAAGATGACTTCTAATGTTCAGGTCTGAACTAGAAGAGAAGGTCTCAGATTTACTGTGTGAATTAAAGATTGATTATGAGTATGAACCGACAAGGATTCCATATGAAATACAACATAATTATTCACCAGATTTCCTACTACCTAATGGAGTTTACTTAGAATGTAAAGGATATTGGGATAGTATAGACAGAAGGAAGGTCAAGAATGTAGTGGAGCAACACCCAGAGATCGATCTAAGGATGGTCTTCCAAGCTCCATACAATAAGATCTCAAAGAAATCAAAGACAACGTACGCACAATGGTGTGATCGTCATAAGATCCCTTGGTGTGCGTACCATAATATACCAATCGAATGGCTCACATAGAGAGCGAATTTGTTAGGCATACAGCATGTGAGAATTGTGGTTCATCTGACGCTAAAAGCGAATACACAGATGGCCACACTTACTGCTTTGTATGCCACACCCGTACCTCAGGGACTGGGGAAAATAATCACAATCACGAAATGTCTACCAATGTACAACTCAAAGGATCTGCCGTACGGCTGCAACGTAGAGGAATCAGTGAGGCGACAAATCAAAAGTATAAAATCTTCAGAGATGGAGAACTCTTACGCTTCCATTATTTCACAAGCGATGGAATACTTCAAGGAGCGAAGGTAAAAACTAAACAAAAGGACTTCTATTATGAAGGGATATCAACTGATACTTTGTTTGGTCAGCATTTATTTCCTAGTAGCGGTAAACGGATCATTGTTTATGAAGGTGAACTAGACGCTGCCTCTGGTTATGAGGCAATGACAGGTTGGCCACATGTATCGCTACCACATGGAGCTGCTAGTGCCAAGAAAGATATACAGAAACAATACGATTTATTCCAAGGATATGAGGAAATTGTTCTCTTCTTTGATGGAGATGAGGCTGGAAGAAAAGCAGCGGAAGATGCTGCAAGCGTACTACCACCAGGGAAGGTTAAAATTGCAAGGCTCCAATCCTATAAAGATGCTTCGGAAGCTTTGCAAGCGAATGACTCAGAAGCAATAAGGAAAGCTATATGGGATTCAAAACCATATCAACCTGACGGAATAGTTGATGCGAAAACATTACTTAAAGAAGTAACCACCCCACAGAAAGAATCAGACTATGACTACCCATACGACGGACTTAATAGGAAGCTACGAGGGATCAGGCGATCATCACTTGTTACTTTTACTTCAGGAACTGGCCAAGGAAAATCAACCATCACTCGTGAGATCGCAACTCACCTTCTCAACAAGGGTGAACGGGTTGGGTTCTTGGACCTTGAAGCCTCCAATAGACAAACAGCTTTAGGTTTGATGTCTACTGCTGTAGGTAAAGCACTACACATAGGAGAACACAGTGAAGAAGAACTCAAAGAACATTTTTCTAATACCATTGCTAATTGGAATCTCTACATGTTTGATGGCTTTGGTTCTTTTGATCCAGACGTGGTTTACAATCGGATCGAATACCTTGCCAGTGGATTGGAGTGTAATATTGTATTCTTAGATCATCTTAGTATTCTTCTTTCAGGACTGGAAGGAGATGAGCGTAGGATGATAGACCAAACTATGACTCGTCTAAGAAGTTTAGTTGAACGTACAGGTATAACTCTTTTCTTAGTTAGTCACTTAAGACGTACAAGTAATGACAGAAAATCACATGAAGAAGGAGGTAGAGTTTCCCTCTCACAACTTAGGGGATCTCACTCAATATCTCAAATATCAGATGCGGTCGTTGGACTTGAACGAAACCAACAGTCCACAGAGGGAAGAAGCGATACGACTCTTAGAGTCCTTAAAAACCGTTATTCAGGCGAGACAGGTATAGCTTGCACACTTACATATGACTTATCCAACTGCAGATTTAGTGAGAATGAGACTACGGAACCATCCTTTCTACGTGGAACCAGCGAAACCACGGATTTTTGAAAACAGTGAATACGAACATCCTTGGTATGAACAATCTAAGGAACCACAAAAATTGAATAAACCTAAGCCACCTAGCGAGGAGGCAAAGAAAAAAGCCAAGTTTAAAGACAAGACTTATAAGTGGATGAAGAAATGACACTCGTGTTTGACCTAGAAACAAATGGTCTACTGCACGATGTAACACGTATTCATTGCATAGCGATATACGACTCCACTACAGATGAGATAGAAACTTACAATGATGAAAAGAATAACAAATACTCCATTTCTGAGGGAATTAATAAGTTACTTGTTGCTGACACGATTGTTGGTCATAACATTATTGGTTTTGACATCCCGTGTATTAGCAAACTATATAACTATTTCACTCCCCGTCATCGCATTGTTGACACTCTTCTTCTATCACGTTTATACCACCCAAATATCTATGACATAGACCATAAGCACAAGTGGAGACATATGCCACTGCAACTCTATGGAAGACATAGCTTAGAAAGTTATGGCTACCGTCTAGGTGAATATAAAGGGGAGTTTGGAAAGACGAGTGACTGGTCTGAGTGGAGTCAAGAAATGGAGGATTACTGCGCTCAAGACGTAGAAGTTACAAAGAAATTATGCGACCACTTTCACCCCTACCTGACTGGTGCTCGCTAGAGCATTCAGTTGCAACAATACTCACCCAACAGGAATTACATGGATGGTGCTTTAATGAACGCTCTGCATGGGAACTTGAATCGTCTCTCCGCAAAGAATTGGAAGAGCTTAGTCAAGTACTTCGAGACAGGCATCCTTTCGTTGCAGGATCAGTATTTAATCCTAAACGAAATAATCGGACCCAAGGCTATGTCGCTGGTGCTGAAAGCATCCGACTCAAAGAATTAAACCCCACATCAAGAGATCATATTGCATGGGTACTGACAACACACTATGGCTGGAAGCCGTCATCAATAAGCTCGAACGGCAAGCCCGTCGTAGACGAGATAATCCTAAAGGAAATTGGGACGGATATAGCTCTGAACTTTCTCCGATGCTTGGAACTAAAGAAAGCGTTGGGAATGATATCAGTCGGCGTGAACGCATGGCTGAAGCTATGTACGACATCTAGTCGAATTCACCACAATTGTTCAGTTTCAACTAACACATTTAGATGTGCTCACAGAAAACCAAATTTAGCCCAAGTACCAGCTGATGAAAGATTTAGAAAACTATTTACGGCATCCCCAAACATGGTTATGGTCGGTGCTGACCTTAGTGGTATTGAGCTTAGAGTACTATCCCATTATCTCGCACGATACGACGGAGGTAGATATGCAGACATCCTTCTCAACGGAGATATACATCAGGTCAATGCCGACAAGATCGGTGTAACGCGACGCCAAGTAAAGACAATTTCTTATGCATTTTTATATGGAGCTGGAGATGTCAAAATCGGATTATCAGTTGACAAACAACTATCACCAAATAAGGCAAGAGCTACAGGAAAACAGGTACGAGCCGCGTTTATCGAAGCCATTGATGGACTTTCAGAGTTACTACAGGCTGTTAAGAAGCGGTCTTCTACAGGCACGATCATGGCTATCGATGGAAGAAAAATCTATGTAGATAGTCAGCACAAAGCTCTTAATTATTTACTCCAATGCTCAGCGGGAGTTATCGCTAAGCGTTGGCTATACATTACACATGAAAATTTACCACCAACTGCTCACCAACTTGCATTCGTTCATGATGAACTACAATATGAATGTAAAGAAGAGGATGTAGAAGATCTCAAGTTCTTACTTGAATTATCTGCAGCTCAGGCAGGTGAGTACTACAACCTCAGAATACCTATAGCAGCTGAAGCAAAATCAGGAGCTACTTGGGCTGAGGTCCACTAACTATGAAATTATTAATTGATTGCGATTTCGTTGTCTATAAATGTTGTGCAGCTGCAGAGAGTGAGATTGATTTTGGAGATGATGTTATTATTGTCACCTCTACATTCAAGGATGCTTACAGCTGTGTCAAACGTGAACTCAACAGAATTGCTAACAAGTTTGGTTCCTTCGATGAGATGATACTGTTCTTTAGTGACAGTAAAAACTTTCGTAAGGACATCCAAGCTGACTACAAAGGACACAGAAATCGTAAGAAGCCTTGCGGTTACAGGCGTGTCATCAATAAATTATCTGAAGAATATTCAGTAATTAGAATGCCTACCTTAGAGGCAGACGATGCAATGGGAATTTATGCCACAAAAAATACTGGCAATATCATTGTTAGTCCAGATAAGGATATGAAACAAATTCCTGGGATGCTATGGAACTTTGATGACTCTTTCACAATCACGAAAGAAGAGGGTGCAAAGTGGCAT